GGCGGTGCGGAACTGGATTGCGGCGAACGAGGCGTGGTTTGGGCGCTATCAGAAGGCGAAGGTGTTGTTGGGGCAGGCGCTGGCGGAGGAGGCGCTGCAGGTGGCGCGGGACAGCAGTACGAGTACGACGGCGATTGACCGGGTGCTGATCGACACGCTGAAGTGGAAGGCGGCGAAGGCCAACCCGGCGGAGTACGGGGAGCGCCAGACGGTGGAGCATCAGGGGGCGCAGACCCTGCAGGTGAAGGTGGTGGAGGAGGAAGCGCCCCGACTGCAGGGGGAAGCCGCCCGACGGATTGGCGCAGAAGTGGCGACGATGCTGGAAGCGCAGGTCGTCGTGCCGGCGTTAAAGTCCGGGGCGTAAGACATTCCTTTCTGCGCATATCCCAAAGAAAAACCGGCAGATAGATTAAGAAACGATTAAGACTTGATTACGTTTTGATTAACCCTACTTGACACACTTGGCGCACCACATACCCTCCCAGTGGGGGGTATGGGGGCGGGACGAGCGAGTGTAAAGCCGGAGCGCTGAAGCGAAGCGAAGCGGAGCGAGAAGCGCGGAGGTAACGAGCGAGTCCCGACGTTAACGAGTTAACGAGTAAACACATGCCACCACGCGGAAAACAGGCAGGCGGAGAGGTGCAGGTCGTGCTGGCCCGGCGGCATCAGGGGCAGCAGGAGATCGTGATGCATCCGGCCCGGTTCAAGGTGGTGATGTGTGGGCGCCGGTTCGGGAAGACGGCGCTGGGGGTCCGGGAGGCGTGTGACGCGGCCTTGGCGGGGCAGCCGGTAGGCTGGTTTGCGCCGACGTACAAGTACGTGCTGGAGGTGTGGCGGGAGCTTTTACAGCGCCTCAAGCCGGTGATCGCCCGGTCCAACGATCAGGAGCGCCGGATTGAGTTGGTCACCGGCGGGGTGATCGAGATGTGGACGATGGATACCCCCGATCCCGGCCTTGGGCGCAAATACAAGCTGGCGATCATCGACGAGGCGGGGATCGTCCCGGAGCTGCTGGACCTCTGGCAGCGGGCGATTCGGCCCACGCTGGTCGATTTGTCCGGGGGCGGGCTGTTTCTCGGCACGCCGCGCGGGCGCCGGCACGGGTTTGTCGTCTTGTTCAACCGAGGGAACGACCCGAACGAGACGAACTGGGCTAGCTTCCGCGCCAAGACACTGGACAACCCGTTTATTCCGCCGGAGGAAGTCGAATCGGCCCGGAAAGAACTGCCGCCGGAGGTCTTTGCGCAGGAGTTCGAGGGTATCCCGACCGACGATGGCGCTAACCCGTTCGGTCTGGAGGCCGTCCGCCGGGCGATAGGACCGCTGAGTCCGGAAAAGCCGGTCGTGTACGGCGTCGATCTGGCGCGATCCATGGACTTTACCGTCGTGATCGGGCTGGATGCGTATAGAAAAGTGGCATCTATCGACCGGTGGCAGGCGCCATGGGCTGAAACGAAGGCCAAAATCCGGGCGCTGGTGGGTCAAACGCCCATCGTGGCCGATGCGACCGGCGTCGGAGATGCCATTGTGTCCGATTTGCAGGGGATGGGGGTGGATGTGACCCCCCATGTCTTTACCCAGCCCAGCAAACTGCGCCTGATGCAGCGGTTGGTGGCGGCGTTTCAGGGGTCCGAACTGACCATTCCGGACGGCTGGCTGATCGGCGAGCTGGAATCCTTTGAGTTCATGTACACGGCCACCGGCGTGCGCTATGAGGCTCCTTCCGGGTTCCATGATGACGGCGTCATGGCCTTGGCGCTGGCCCTGTACGGGTGGGACCGGGTGCAGGGGGTGGTGCCGGAAGCGCCCCCGGGCTTGCGTTTTGTCGGCGATGACCCCAACGTGGATGTGGATAACTCTGGCGAGGCTGTGGACAACCGCCGGAGGGTGATCGCGGGCGACTTTGCGGCGCAACTGCCGGGAGGCTGGTGATGGCAAGCAAAAAGACCGGCATGGAAGCAGTCATTGCCAAGACCGGCAAACGGCGCATGATGGCCCGGCGCAAAGGCCCACCGGGTGTGGCCATCATGATCGCCATGGGTCCGCCGAAAGGCGCCATGAAAGGCCCGATGAAGGACGAATCGCCTTCGATGCGCGAGGAGTTGGACGCCTCAAAGGGCGAGGGGATGTCCAAGGCGAAGAAGATTGCCGCGCTGGAAGAGAAGATCGGCTACTTGAAGGCCGAACTTGCCCTCCTCAAGGCTGACGAGTCCGCGATGGACGAGTCGGACATGGAGGAGGAGGACGAGATGGAGGACGAGGAGGACTAGTGGCCTCCACGCCTGTCTGGCAACGGAAGGCCGGCCAAAATCCAGCCGGTGGCTTAAATGCCGCTGGCCGCGCTTCGCTCAAAGCGGAAGGGCGTGACATCAAACCGCCGGTCAAAAAGGCCGAAGCAAAGAAATCCCCGGCCAAAGCGAAGCGCCGGATCGCCTTCTGTCGCAGGATGACAGGGCTCAAGCAAAAACTGACCAGCGCCAAAACCAGAAACGACCCCAACTCGCGGGTCAATAAGAGCCTACGGGCATGGGACTGCGACTGATGCTGAACTGGCTCAAGACGTGGTGGGCGCCGGGGGAGAACGCGCCAGCGATGCCGACGATGGCGCCGCAGCACCCACTGGATGTGGTGTGCGCGACCTACGGGGCGTCGTATCTGCGGGAAATCACGACCGATCATCAGGAAGTGCAGATCACCCTGATCCGCCCAGACGCGACCTTGTCCGCGACGGGCGCAACCACCGCCGATGCGGTCGCCAAGGTGGTGGCCAAAGCGGAGAAATGCTGGGGGGCGCTATGAACCGGCGGCTGTGGCAGCTCCAAAACGTCCCGCACCGGCTGCGCGGGTGGCAGGAAGAGGCCAAACGACTGGCCAAGATCGGGCTCAACGCCGAACTGCGGGCCAGAGTCCGGAATCCGGACGAAGATTGGACCGATCTTGGGGTAGCGTCCCGCCGGGTCATCACGACGGTCGGGGCCGGGTTCATTGTGGATGCGTTCCAGAACCTGACCGAGCTGGAAACGATGAACTTCCACGATTCCGGCACCGGGACCAACGCCGAAAGCGCCGGGGACACCGGATTGCAGACCCCGGCGGGTCCGGCCCGGGCGACCGGGACGCAAAGCGAGCCGGCGGCGACGCAATATCGAACGGTGGCGACGATTACCTACACGACCTCGCAGAATATCACGGAACACGGGATTTTCTCCGCCTCGACCAGTGGCGTACTGCTGGATCGGTCGGTCTTTACCGCCATTCCGGTGGTGAACGGATCGCAGATTGAGTTTACGTACACCCTGACCGTCAGTACGGGGACGTAATGGCGGGATCTAACGACTCCATTGCGATTACGCCCGGATCTGGCGCGTCCGTGGCGACCCAGTTGGTGGGCGCCAAAGAGTATCAGGTCGTGGTCCCCGCCGATTCGGTGGGACATATGCAAGGGACAAAAGACACCTTTGTCGTCAGCACGGGCAACACGGCGCACGTGGCCGCCGCCCGCACCACGCTGATTGACCTGTTCAACGCCACCGGATCGGGCGATATCCTGCGTGTCGTGGGGTGCTATGTCATCCCGGCGCAGACCGCCGTCACGGGCGTTGGGCAGACGTATGAAGTCATCCGCACCACGGCAGTTGGAACGGGCGGCACGGTGCTAACGCCGCGCCCGTTTGATACCGCTTCTGCCGCGTTGCCAGCGCAGGTCACCTGCCGACTCAAGCCAACGGGCGGCGCGACCGGAACGACCGTCACGCTGTTCTTGAACGGCGCGTCAGAAGAGACGTTTCCGTATGCCGCGATGGCCAGCACGCTCAACCATATCCCGCAGACGCAGGAGTTGGCGGCGATGAAAGGGCTGGTCCTTCGGGAGAACGAAGGACTCAAGCTGGATCAGACTACGAACAGCAGCGTCGGCAACGTCAACGTCGTGCTGGTCTTCACGGTCGAGTAAGACATGTCGCTCCTGCTGCTGTTCCCGACAACAGGCACCGGCCCGATTCAGCAAGCGGTTGGTGGGACGTTGACGATGCAGGCGAGCTTGGCCGGGACGGCCCGAACGGCGAGAGCGCTGACCGGGACGCTGACGAACGCTGGCGCATTGGCTGGGACCAGTCGGAACGCCAAGGCGCTGGCCGGGACACTGACTAGTGCCGGGACGATTGCCAGTCTGAATCGGTTTGCCAAGGCGGTGACCGGCACGCTGACGATGAGCGGGACGACCGCGTCATCGCTGCGGGCGACCCAAGCGCTGGTAGGCACACTGACCCAAAGCGCCAGTTTGAGTGGCGCGGGGCGCGTGCCGCAGACGGTGACGGGCACGTTGACGCAGGCGGGGAGTACCAGTACGTCGTTGATTCCTCCCGCTCCGGGAGATGACCTGACCACCCGGCTCCGCCGGAACCAAACCGACTGAGGACGTTATGGCGGATACCGCAGGACGCAACTTTACCCAGTGGTCGGAAGTGGCCACCCAGAACACCAACGTGGCCGCCACGGCGACCAAAACCGCCGTAGCGGGGCAAATCCACTTCATCACGGGCTACAGTGTCTCGGCTGGCGCGGCTCCGTCAGCGGCGGTCAGCGTGACGATCACGAACGGCGCCACGACCGTGGAGCGGGTCGAACTGCCGGCGGCGGCATTCGCCCCGATTGCGGTCAATTTCAGCGCCCCGATCCGGTGCGACGAGAACGCGGCGGCAGCGATCACCTGCCCGGCGGTCGGCGGGGTGACCCGGTCCACGGTCGTGCTGCGCGGCTTCACGATCTTCGCCTGACCATGACCGACGCGCCGCTGGTCGCCCTGATTGTCAGTGGATCGCTGCTCTTCGCGGTCCACCGGCTGGCCTCGGCATGG